TCATCGCCGCCCCCGGATTGCGCTTGAGAGAGCTTGTGCGGTGGCAACCAGGCCGCCAGATCCGAAGATCGAAGCCACGATGGTGTCGACATATGGCTTGACCGACGGCGGGTAATCCGCCACCGACCATGAGAAATCAAAAACCGTGTCAAAGGTGATGGCCAGAAACCAGAACCCGACCGATCCGGAGAAGAGGCACCAGATGAACCAGAAAGCGCGATAGCGCCTCGCGTCTGCACGCTCTTCCGCCGCCGTTTCCGCATAGCGGTTGACGGCGTTCGCCCTGATTTCCTGCCGCTTGCTCTCGTTGCTGATTGCGTGGTCAACGCTGTCAAAGATCCGATTGAACGGACCCGACAGGAAAAGGGAAGCGATCTTGCCCCACATCACGCCACCTCGCGGCCACGGAACTTGTTCCAGCGGCGTTGAATGACATTACGGTACCGCCAAGCGAAGAAAACCAATGCGGCAACAGCGACACCGGCGGCAATCCAGCCCCAGGGGAGCCCGGAGAAAAACGCGCCAACACCAGAGACCACAGAGAGCCCCCCGCCCTTCTGCACACTGTCTTTGACGGCAATGGCATCGCGTTGAAGCTGCGCCATCGTGGCAGGGCCAATGATGCCATCATTGTTCAGGTGCGGGTGTGTCTTTTGATAGGCCAGAACGGCAGCTTTTGTGTTCTTGCCCATCCAGCCGTCAATTTCGCCAGGATCAAAGCCGAACCGCTTCAAGGCTTCCTGCGCTTCCTTCACGACAGGATCCGGCTCAGTCGGCTTGACGTTGCGGACTTTGCGCTGCGTGCCCTCCCCGATGCCGGTGTATTCACCGGTCAAGAACAAGTGGGCCTCTTCCTTGCGCCGGCGAACCAGGCCGGGCAGTTTCCGGCCACCGGCCTTGTTGTAGTTGTTCGCCCAATGCTCAGCGGCCAGTTTTTTCTTGCCCTCGACCCAAAGCTGAAATGCCTTCCAGCGCGTGAACCGAGCGCCGAGATTGAAGACGGCCGATACAGCCGCATCAAACTCATGTTGCTTTGCCTTGGAGGGCATAGCGTTAAGCACAGGCGGTTCGTATTCGTCCTGAAGCGCCGCGTTCAAGATCTTCCGGTTTTGATCACGCGTGATCGTGTCACCGGATTTGAGCTTCTTGCCCCAGAAAGCGCGAAAGACCGTGCTGCTGTTGGTGAAGCCGGTTCCGATAGTGAGAACACCGACTGGATCCAGGTAGGCACGCGACACAAACCCTTCGTGCGCCTCAACAAAGGCCACGCCCTTTTTACTGGTTTTCATGAGACTTCCTTTCAGGCACAAAAAAACCGCCTCAAGGGCGGCTGTCAGGTTGACTTCAGATCTGGTGCTCAGGGCCAATGTCTATCGTCTGCAAAGTTGGGTGGAATCGGATCCATTGCCTGCAGGGTGAAACTCGCTGCCCAGATCGGTTGACGGAATGTAGTGGCCGCAACAAGGATTGCCTGCCATTCGGTTGCGGTCAGGGAGACCGGCCCGGTTTCGGTCACGATATTGAATGAAGTGCTCTCGGCACCGAGGTTGATTGCAGCTTGGGCACCTTTCGTGACTTCATCCCATCCGTTCATGTCGGACTCGGTGGTCGCAAAGTTATGGACACCGCGCGCGTCACCAAAATCATACGTAAAACCTGCAGCCAGACGGCGGTTTCGCTCGACCGTTACATCCTCAACCGTGCCATCAGGAGGATTGTGAACCCAACTATTCGAACCAGGGTCATAGTCGAAGTCTGCGTCCGGAGGCGCGGGAACGCCGAACACATATCCTGTTGGATAGTTCGCGAGAATTTCAGGAGATGGCTCCGAAGTCGGAAACCAGACCCCGCGGGACGGATGATAAAAACCGGTAATCATGTACCCCCCTACGCAAGCTCAAAGAAGCTGCTGTGAAATCCACCAAATCGGAAGTAGTCCCCAGGTGGAATTATGATGGTGTTCCACAACTGTGCGCCGTTGACTGAGTTGTGATGGAATGTCAGATCTGCGGTCACGCCGTCCTGGGAGTAGTCGAGAGTTGCCGAGCCGTTGCTGCCGCCACGTAGGCCAACCATTATTGGCCGCGTATTGGTGTTTTGATACCAAATACCTGCGGTTCGACCTGGGTTCGTCCATGTCTGGCCTACTCCAAGCTGTTGGCCCTGAAGCGTCACAATCTCTGTCTCTGCTGTATCAAGATCCGATGCAATAGGGGCAACCGCCGCCGTTGCAGCCGCACCTGCAGAGATCGCCGCCGCTTCAGCTGCCGATTGTGCAGCTTCCGCGTCCGTTTTAGCTTGATTTGCTTCTGATTGGGCCGTTTCCGCGCCGGATCGCGCAGATTGAGCACTGCTCTCCGCTGCTTCCGCATCGGTTTTTGCGGCTTCAGCGACCGTTTGCGCTGCTTGTGCGGCCGTGACAGCAGTTGCAATTCCGCCGCTATCGATCGGCGCAGGCACAAGCTTGTCACCCTGACGCACAAAGCCCTCGCCATCTTGAAGGTCGGGCACTTCAAGGCCGGGCAATGCACCTGCTAAGCTTGGCGATATAGACAACGAGCGACTAACTCGGCCTGCGATCGCTTGGACCTGCAGTGCTGTCCGGTCCATTGATCGTTCAATCACATCCGGATCAATCTCACCGCCGGACAGGGTTTGCGGTTGATCATAGCGGCTGGTCAAAACAACCGTCAGGCGGTCGCCGGCAACCAGGTCGGCCGGACTAAATAGCACTGTCCCTGTCGCGTAGTTGCCGCCGGAGAAATACCAACTTCCCGGCGACTGCTGATAGTTCCATTCCGTATCCACCCCAAACGCGTCAGTGTGGATCACCTTCAAATCGTTCTGGTCGACAAACTGAAAAGGCAAATCGACACGATCGGTCACCCCGTCGCCTGAGATTTGGGCGCGGGTTTCGGTAAGTGCTGCAACTGTCATGAGTGTTTCCCAAAGAAAAGCCCCGCTCGGAGGCGGGGCGTCTTCCATTTAAGATTGTCGCTTTGTAGGTTGTGCATCCTTAGAAATGCAACGAGTCGAAATAAATGAATCTCTACAAAAACTTGACACCAGTGCTCCTGATGTCTTCGCTTCTTGTCGCTTGCGCGCAAACTCCCGAGTCTATTCAACCTTCATATGTTAGCCCGAATGAATACGCAGGTTGGTCCTGTTCTTCGATGCGTGCAGAAGCGTCCAGGATCAATGATGCCTTGGCTACTGCATCTAAACAGCAGAGTAACGCCCGTTCTGGTGACGTTGCGGGTGTTATACTGCTCGGGCTCCCGGTTTCCTCTCTTTCAGGCGCAAACGTTGCTCCGGAAGTCGCACGCTTGAAGGGGCACAAAGAAACCCTTGAGCGGACGATGAACAAAAGAGGCTGCAAGGCCGCATAAGTCGACCTGACATCAGATCACTTAAGACGAAAACCCCGCTTGGTTGAGGCGGGGTTGTTTTATCCGCATTACGCGTGCCAGGATTTAGCCCAACAATTCAAGCGGGGCGACTGCACGACAAGACCTGGAGTATTTTCGATGGGAATTAGCATCTGGCAGATAATCATTATTTTGATTACTTTTTTGCCTTTCTTTTTCACCCTCTATTACCTTTGGGGCATACTCAAGAAGACCGGCATCTCTCCGTTTTGGACGCTTCTCTTGCTAGTTCCCATTGTTCAGTTGTTTGCGTTTCCAATCCTTCTTAGAAGCGTAAACAAGCGGATTTCCGAAATGGTCATCAATCCCTCTTCGTTCGAATGAACCACTGTTCCTAATCTGCGGCGCTTTCAAGAGCTGGCTTGACTGTGGATTGAATGGCTGTCCGGACACCTGGCAACGTGCCGAATGGTAGCTGACGAACCGCAGCGCGGGCGCCACCCTTGGAAAGGTCGCCCCTCGCTGCTTCGGCCATGACGGTAACCAGATCGTCAATCATGCCGACGGATGGTCCACCAATCGCACCCCATGCGTTCCGGCTTGAATACCTGGAAACGTTAGCGCCTCGGTCTTCGTCGCCTGCAATTGCCTGCGCAGCAGACTTCACACCGAACGGCATATTCGTCTTTTCGAGCGTGTTGGATGCGTCCATAAGCACGGATGCAATACCGGTCCGATCGAAGCCGTCGGTCACCCAGAGTCCAGGATTTTCAATCAAACGGTCGGCTTCGTCAAAGTCACCGCGCTCAATGTACTTTAGGTATGAGACCATCATTCCAAGCGTGGTTCCAAACACCAGGAACTCAGCCAGGTGTTTGGGATTGCCCTGCAATCTTGAAATCAAGATGCGTTGATGCGCAGCCAGTCCGAAACTTTTGAACTGAAGAGCCAACTTTCCTGCATTGCCACGGGCCCAGAGGGGCTTGTCAGCGATGCCAGGGGTAACAACCCCGCCGTCCGCTTCCTTGGCCAGCGCCGCTCCCATGACGCGCCTTGCGTTGCCGTCGTCCCATGCCCGAAGGTTCAAACCCCAGATGCCATTTTCCTGAATGCCGTATTTTTCAATCTGATCGGCAATTCGAGTAGCCATGCCCTCGTCAATGCCGAGCTTGCCCAAATAACCGATTTCACCCTTGTCCAACTTGGAGAAGGAAGCTTGCAGGCCGACTTCACCCCAATTGTCCGGCAGCTCTGTCAGGCTTTTTCGTGTAAGCCGAGCCACTTTATTGCCGGCCTGAAGCGTGACGATTGTTTTCATTGTGTCGTTCCATCGATCAAGCAACGTCAGCCTTGAAAACTGAGAGGTGACATTGCGCATCATCCGTTCAGCGATATTGCCGGCAGCGTGCGGATCGTGAAGCTCGGCAAGTTCCGCCATACGGGTTTGAAGGACGGTTTCAGTGATAACCCCCCATTCCCTTGCATCCCGCTTTGCGATCTTTGCTGCCTTCGTGCCTGAAACAAGGCCGGTCAGGCCATCGTCTACAAAGGAACGAATACCTTGCCGGGTCATGACATTGGCAAGGTCTGGGAGACTTGAAAGCGTGACGCCACCCAGGAGACGGATATAGTTCCAAGCCAATGCCAGGCGTGTCATGGCAGACCAAGCGGATTGTTCTTCACCAGCCCGAAATGTGCCCCTGAGCATGTCGCGGAAATCCCTAATCTTGACAAGGTCCGCGACTTCTCGTTTGTTCAGCTTTTCAAGTTTCTTCGGGTCTTTTTCCTTGGCCCGTAGTTCCCGGTAATCCGCCTGAATTTCGTCAATCTGGTCTTTCAGGTCGGCACGGCCAAAGGCTCGGGTCATCTCAACTTCAGACGCCATCTGCCGCACATATTTGCGGGCTATCCATTCCATGTTGTCTTCAAGGAACTCTTCGACCATTTCGTCTGGAATGTTGAGCGTGCGACCTTTCAATGGCCCTTGTGCAGCCGGCACAAGCCAGTCCGGCAAATCGTCAATTTCCTTGCCAGTGATACGGTTGAAAACACCGCCCACGATACCTTCAACATATTCGTCAACGTCCGCTGCGCCGAGAAAGTCAGGTGTTGGCTTCTTATCTGTCGACAACATGGCTCGATCGACTTCCGAGCGAATGTGCTGTTTCAGGATGTCCCTAAAACGCCCCTCGCCGACAAGTACCTTCTGCCGATTGTAAATCCGGTAGAGGTACGACGGTGCTGTAGAAACCTGCACGCCTTCCGGCAAAAGATTGACTCCAACAGCCTCATCCTTGAGCGGGTCCGCGACATCATCCCGCCAGGACTTAGCGACAGCTTCAACAAACTCATCAGCAGCAGAGTCCTTGTCCGCACGACGGGTGGCGGATGCAACCCGCTTGTCAAATTCCTTGATGCCGCCCTTGAAACCGGCCTTGCGCGCCTTCTTGAAGTTCTCCCGCCGCCTGACAATGAACTTTGCAAGATTACCCTGGTAGCGCCGCATAGTGGTTTCAACTGCAGGCCCGAGCGTTCGGCCTTCAAGTTCACCGACGGTGCCAACATGGTTTTCAGCAAGGCGCAGGAACGTTGCCCGTGCCCGAATGGATGGCGAAGTTAAAAGTTGCAGACCCGGGTTAAGCTTCACCGCAGCCGTTGCATTGGCGATTGCTCGTGCAGCACGTGGTCCACCCACCTGCAAATCATCAAGGTTCAATTCGTCTACCGACGACGCGCCAGCCGACTGAAGGCGTTTGATAATCTCCTGGCTGACTTCCGCCGGGTGTGGCGTAGTGTCCACCAGGTCCTCTTCAAGTGCCTTGCTGAATTTTGCCCAATCCGAGCGGCTGAAGAGTTGCGCACCACCTGCTCCCAGGAGGCCACCCAGGAGAAAAGAGCCGCCGACCACATACGCGCTTTCTCCGACCTCACGCGTTTGCTGCGTTGCGTGCAAAGCTGTTTCCTGCAAAGCAGCGCCAGTGCCAGCCGCCAAGCCAACAGAGATTGCAGACCGGACACCGGCATAACCAGCCGCACCAGACCGCACCAAGGCGCCACCTGGAAGCAGTATTGTAGGGCTGGCGACACTGGCAGTAACATCAGCTAAGACACCAGCCCAACCAGCCGCCGCAACGGTCTCCCTGTCCTTCTTTTCCCGCTCAATGTCGGCCTTGATGGCCTCAACGACTGTGGCGTTTTGAGCATTCACGAAACGGTCGGAATGTTCCTCATACCCTTCTAGGTCGCCATTCGTGAAAGGATTGTATTCCGGATCAACCCGGTAATACTCGCGCTTTTCCAGGTCCATCGCTCCAGACACCAAATGAGAGCCAACCTCATTTTCAGTTCGCAGGGATGGCACAATGGCGTCGAAATACCCAAGTTCTTCGGCTCGATCACCAGCCTTTGCATTCAGGTCAAACGGGGAATAAGCCCCGTGCTCACTTGCAACCGGGCTGTTCTTATCGAGTGGCATTATTGCCCTGCCTCTTCAAGTTGGTTGAATTCGTCCGTTGCCCGCTGCATTTGCTGGAATGGCGACCCGCCCATTTCAGACGGGCGTGTGCTGTCACCGAGCGCCTTACGCGCCAAGCCGTCCACACGTTCCTGCAGATACAGCGCTCCGTTGACTTCAAAGTCTGCGTCCTTGCGGGCCTCTTCCTCAGCCAACGCTGTTTCAACGTCGGCAATGAAGGCGTGCGGCAACTGCTGCAAAACACCTTCCTGGTCGACATATTGAACGGTAAGCCGCGGAGCCCGTTTCGCTCGGCGATCGTTGAGCGTGTATTCATTGCCGACGAGATAAAACCGCTTGGCGTCTATCTCTTCCGCTTCAAGCACCGCGTCCACTTGGTCGCGAATGTACTTGTGTCCACCTTCACCGATCGGCGCATAGAGCTTTTCGACCGGGTATTTCAGGACCTTGCCAGAACCATGCGGCGAGAACTCCGAGACACCCCAATTGCGAGACATGCGCGTGAAAGCCAGCTCTTGAGCCGCATCCAGATCGCCGCCAACTTCGCCCAGGCTTTCCCGGAATAGCTGCTTGTATTCTGACACAGCGACCGCTCGGCCCTCTTCTGAGGCTCCAAGGTCTGAAGGAGGTGCAACACCTGGCACCCAAGTGCCAAAGAGAACACTGCCCCAACTCTGAAACATCCCTTCAATGTCGCTGGCGTCAACATCCTTCAGGTAGTCCTTGACCGGTTGGCTTTCCAACAACGCCTCACGAGCCTTGAGAGCTTCAGGACTGTTCAGCTCAGCGAAGCGTTCGCCAGCTTGAGCGGCATCCATTCCCATATTGTCGGTAAAGAACCGCCACTTGGTCACAGCATCTTCAAGCTCTTCCCCGTTTTCAGACCCACGGACCGCCTGCGGACTGACTTGGTAGAGAGCCGCAAGCCGTTCATATGCGGCGCTAACCTGGACGTTGCTCGTGCTACGCAGCCCATTCCGTATGTCGTTCACGTAGGTCTTTGGCACGACGCCCTTTGATGATGTGATAGCTTCAGCAACGGTTCGAGGATCCTGCTCAGCAGCTACCGCCTCTTCGTAAACCAGATCAGCGTTCTTTCGGTCATCCGAATCCAGCGGATTGCCCCTGCCGGATGTGTTGACCCAATCGATTGCTTTGCGGACGTTCTCACCACTTTTAAGCGCGGCATTCAAACCATTGATCAGCGTAGCCTTTTGACCGTCATCAAGTATCGGATCGTCAAGAAGCTGTTGCCGGTCCGCGGTAAGCGGATCTGTTGCAATCTGAAGCCTGAAGGCGTCCTGTCGATCGGAAGCAACCGAAACAAGATCTTGCTGTGCCTGATCGGACAGCTTCACCTGATCCTCATAACTAAGCGAATTCAGCCGCTCCTGGATTTCAGGCGATGCGTTCGGAATAGCAGCATGCCCACGGATAATGTTGGCCTCTTCCTGCCGGCGCTTCGAGTTCACACCGCCGTTGTCGGACTTCAGGTTTTCGACAGCACCGGCGATGCGCTCAAGATCACCAGACTTGACCGCTTCATGAATGCGGCCAGGCAATTCACCGTAATTGTAGGTGATGGATGTCAGAGCAGCCTGTGCACGAGGTGGAAGGCGTTGCCATGCCTCTGCCCCTACCTGCTTTACCGCTGTGGCCTGGAACTCGCCAAGACGCCGGTTTAGATCACGTTCAGCGTCCGCCTGAGTGATGATGGTATCTTTAGTGACCCTTTCAACAGAACCATCAGCACGCGTCACGGTGTCGGAACCATAGCCGACGCGATATCCGGAAAACTGCTTGCCGTCATGACCGCCGGTATCAGGGTAAGCCTTGGTGCGGAAGCCTTCCTTTGCCCGGATCAGAGAACCAGCGTCGACCCGGGAAGTTCCAAACAGTTGCGCCCTTTCAGTAGCCGGAAGCGTTTCAACCCAGGCAAGGGATGCCATCCGTTCCCACGTCATTAGCGCGGTTGCTTTTTCGATCGATGGCAAGCCACTTTCATTGATCAGTGATCGACCCTGTTCAAGCGCCTCATCATAGGTGTTGGGGTTCGCGCGGATATTCTTGGCAAGCTGGTCGGATCCTTCAGCAATGCCTTCCTGAAAATATCGTGTGCTCTCTTTCTGTTCTGTGAGCCTAAAGCGGCTTGCATACCGATTCCGAAGGTTCTTTACATCGACTTCAGCTTGCGCCCTGGCGCTCTCCGGTAGGCTTTCAATGAACGCGTTCGCATCGGTATCAAACTGCGATTGCATCTTTTCGGTATAACCAACCGCACCCGGCTTAAGGTTGGTTTGCGCGTCGAGTTCCTTTTGGGAAAACTCCCCCTCGAAATCCAGCCAGCCTTTCTTTCTCTGAAAGTCATCAATCTGAAGCTGACGGCGCTGCGCAAGTTCGGCAGTTTGCCCGACCTGCGCACCGGTTCGCTGGATCTGCCCACCAAGCGCAGCAGTGGCCTGACCAACGGCAGTGTCAGCTATGACGCCCGGCCGACGCACCCCCGGAAGGTTCTGCGTCCCGGTATATTTTTCCAGTCTTGCCATTCAAGCACCGTTAAGTCGTGAGTGGACGCCGATAAAAGGACCGGCCCAATGTCGTGACGCCATTTGAGACGCCGCCCAGCATCGCACCGAAAGCGCCAATCCGCCCGGCTTGCAGGTGACTGTCGGCACGTTCCCGCGCTGTATTTGCCTCAAATGTCAGGTTGTCCCGCTCCCCCTCGGAGCGGTAGCGAATGGCTTCCAGATCGTTCGCGGCTTCAAGCTGGTTGTCTTCCAAAACATCAACAAGCGAACCGGTTTCAGACAAACCACGCTCGGCACCAGCGGCCAGATTGTTGCCAACCACTCGTTCAAGACGGCTCATCGTCCGCTTTCGCTCGAACGAGGCTTGAGTTTGATTGACTTCCTTCTGACGCTCAGCCAGTTCGGCCCGGCGTTCTTCCGCCTGTACCTGAGCTTCCGCCTGTTGCTGGATACCCTGCGCCTGGACAGCACCACCGGCAACAGAGAGACCAACCGAAAGTATCGTTAGTACTGTCGGATCACACATGTCTTAGGGCTCCGCATTCCGTCCGAAGTTGATTGCAAGGATCGTGCAGGGCTTGCCGCCGGACACTTCAAGGTCAAGCTGGCCGCCGTCTTGCCATCGACTTTCAATCACCTGATCGAGCACGCCAGACTTCAGGGGTGCCGGTTCGCCATAGGCATCCCCAGCCTCGTAATTGATAAGCTCATCCCGATAGGTTTCTTCAGAACCAGCCCGAAGAGATCCGGTTTCGATGACGGCAATTCGGCAGTTATCTATCTGCATTTTCCGGCCCATGCCGGAGCCGTCTTGCGAGTTGATCGGGTAAGGCAGAGTTTTCGCCTTCGCCAAAACATCCAAACCAACAAGGATCTTGCTGGCCGTGCGGCTGTTTGGCAGCGTGATTTCACCGCCAGTCACGGTTACCGGATAGTCGGTGCCGTCTGCATAGGCGATTGCTTCCCTGCCTTCGATGTGATCAAGGCCCGTCACACTGGATGCGGGAGCGCCCGAATAGAGCAGCGCACTGTCAAGATGCCATGCGTCTTCGATTTGCCCGCCCAGGAACGGCCTTTGCATGATTTCGATGTACCGCTTGACCTCGCCGTTGATGGTTCGCTTGACGATCAACCACACCTCATCAGCAATGCTTCCGGACAAGTCGGCCATGCACTCAACCAGCCCGCCAAAACTGTGACGGTGCATCCCGTGGACTTGCTGCTGCCGCTCATAGGTGTAACCGATCGCGGCGCCCGTCGTATCCCAGGACCAAATAACGCTATCGGGATATTGCTGAAAGCATGCACCCTGGATGCCATTCCGGAAGAGATGCGATTGCACCTCACTGACTGATTGAGACAAACGGCCATCTGCACTGAAATCATAGGCCATTTCCCGCATGTCAGTCCCGTAAGGACCGAAGTACAGGAGCACCGAGCCAATCTTGATTGGCGTGATGCTATTCGCTCCGAAGTTGGTTTCAGGCTTCTGGTCAACGTTATCCGGCCCGTAGGCCTCGCCGTCTGTCGCCTTGCCGACCGCCCGCACAGCACGGGACGTGCCAACAATCAGATCGTTATCATCGATCAGCCATTGAATGCGGTTGACCTGGCCGGACAGGATGCCAACGGTTACCGCGTCGGAGGCAACGAGCGTATGGGAAACCTGGAAGTTGTTGAAGTCTTCCGTTTGGCTTTCCCAAACCTTTTGAGGTTCTGCAAAGGTGCCGGCAAATGCCAAGCGGTTCCTGTGCCAGCCGATCGTTTCGGGCCAGCCGGTAGTTTCCGACCAGGCCCCAAGGCGCCAGATGGTCGTTCCGCCCGTATCGAGCAGCGTTTGACCAAAAACCTGGACCTTCACAACAGTGGTTGATGTAACCTCTGTAATCTTGAGCCAGCGCCAAAACCCTTCTGACCCACGCATGCGGATGTGACGGCCGACATCTGAAGCCTGAAAGCCTGCCCCGCCATTGATGCCCGTTACATCGGAAGCTGTCAGATCAAAGGAAGTTTGCGTTTCCCCTGCCTGGTGAAAGACGATCTGGCTTATTGCAGAGTCATTTGATGTTGAGCCACCGCCCTGCGTAAACTTAAACCGGTAGTACGTGAAAGCGGTCTTGTTCGGAAACAGGTATTCCCGCCATTCACTTGATGCCCAGGTGTCTTGACCGTCCTGTGTGTCAAGGATTGTCCATGCGCTTCCATCGTTGGAACCTTCAATGTTCCATTGCCACGGCATATCATCATTCTGGCTGTTATCAGTGGGTGCCTGAAGCGTATAGGCGTCAATGACAACAGCAGACGGGAACTGATAGCGCACCCATCCATTGGAGCCCGCGGATAGAACAACCTTGTTGGCCGAGCGGTTGAACACCTGCCATGCCGACGCTGAGCCGTTTGACGCACTGACTGTGCCGCTTGGTGCGTTGTTTGAAGTCATATCCGGCACAGGGTTGCCGGTGTCGGCTGGCGTCAGGTTCGTTTGTGTGATGTTCACATCAAGAAACGGACCGTCTTCAAAGTCCATGGGCTCGATCGTCCACGACGTTTCACCCAGGCGCTTCAAGGCCTGCGGAGCAACGCCACCACCGGCAATGAAAAGCGTATCGGTAGACTGGACAAACTTCAGCTCGGAGAGAACTGACTTTGCATAAGGTGTCGCAACCTCGACCGTGCCGACCCGTCCGAGGCTCGTATAAACCCGGAAATAGAAATCCCCGAATTCGAGCATGTAATATTGACCGTTGCCGAACTCGAACGGAATCAGCCAACCGCCTACGGCCGAGTCTTTCAGCTCGCCCACGAACTTTGTACCGCCACGACGACGAAGACCGCCGCGCTTGAGTGTCACAAAGTTTTCGCACGATGCCAGGGCAGACCGGAATAGCTCTAGATCCGAACGGTAGACCAATTCAGGATCCAGCTCACCGCGGCTGAATGTGGCTTGGAGTTGATAGCTCATCGGTCTGTAATGATGTCCAAATCAATCATGGGAAGTGGCGTGCCCTGCTGGGCGTCTGCAACGCTGGCACTGCCAAGAGCGTTTTGAGCAACTTCCCGCAAAGACTCTGCCCTGCTGTTCTTGCCGGTGATGACATGCGCACAACCAGCCGCGAGAAAGAGCGCGAAACCATGCACAAACAACGGTGAAAACTCAGCCTCGACCGTTGCCCGCCTGATGTACCGGAACGGAAATGGAGCACTGCAATCGGACATGATCCATTGTCCGACCACCTCAAACTTGATGACCTGGCCGTCCGGATCCCCGTCAACAGTCTGGACCGGAATGCGCAGGCAATCGGCTGGTTTCTTGTATCGGTACTGCCAGCGGAAAGGCGGCGTTGTCGTGTCGGCCGGGAGGTTCGCAAGCTCCGTTGCAAAGTCCCAATCATGCATTGCCAAATACGCGTCACGGTGCGCCGCATAGTGATTTTTGAACCACCTGGACGCCACGGACTTGAAATCAAAATCGCTGATTGGCGTTTCCTTCAAATGCGCAAGCGCAAGGTTTGCCATATCAACGTTGGTGTTGACCGTTCCAGCCATGACAACGCCGCCTCATTTGGTGATGGGATTAGGCCGCAGCTTCGGCCAGTCTCGCTTCATAGGTCTCAAGAGCCGCAACGGCTTCGGCCTTTTTCTTGACCTCAATGCCGGCATATTCTTCCGCCCAGGACTGAAGCGTTTTCCAGTGCTCATCACGCCAGTTTTCCGGCAAAGCCTCGCCGAACTTTGGGCCCTTCGAAATTGAAGCTGCTTTGCGCTGTCGGTCTGCTGCCTGCTGAGCAACAACCTCATCATTTCGCGCCTTGGCGTCTTGCGCAGATTGGAGTTTGGGTCCGGACTGCACCCCTTTCCCCTTTTGATGCGCGTTCCAGTGTTCGGACATTGCATCACTCAGCGCCTGATTTTTCAGCGCTGCCCTGTTCACTTCATGGCCGAAACGCTCGTCATACTCATCGGCGTGAGTGGCTTCCAGGCGCTTCAGGTGCTTCAAGCGCCGTTTCGTTACTGCATCCATGTGGACACCCTCTCTAGAACAAAAGGGGCAGCAAAAGCCGCCCCCTTCTCAGTTCTCAATTGCTGATGAAACGCCTTAGATGTTCACTTTCAGGCAGGCGAACTTGACGTTCTTGCGCTGAAACTTCCGATCCCAGTTCGCAGCATTGCGAAGCTCTGCAAGCGTTGCACCGTGTGTCTTCGCGATCGAAGCCGCCAAGAAGTCCGTGCCCGCAGGATGGATCAACTCAAAGCGCCGGGTTGTCAGGAAGTCGGCACCGCCGCCGCTACCGGTGTCCGGATCCCGAGTGATTTCGGTTCCAAGGTTGCCGTAAATCGTCGGCATGCTCGGGACCTCATCAATGTGCATGAATGAGCCGGGAGCAAACAGATAACAATCATACTCATCCGAGTTGGTGCCGGTTGTGACTGGCATCTGTTCGGAGTGAATGACCATCATTCCAGCGTACATCGGCACTTCAAAGGGCGACTCTGAGGGCTTTTTGAACTCGATCTTTTCATCATCGAGCAGCGTAGCGTAGACAAAACTGTGCATCGCAATCACGCGCAAATCGTCCAGGTTCTCACCCATGGTCAGGCGAGCCCGGTTGATTGCCTGGTAGCTGATGCGGTTCGCCGCGGTCGGAGACCCGATATCCGAATAAATCGAATACACCATGTCGCCGCCGTCGTTTGCCACATTGTCAGCAACGACGCCTTCGGCAGTGGCAATGATGCGCTCTTCCTTGCGTCGGCCCCAATAGGCGCTGATGCGCTCTGCTACCCGATTCATAGGGCTGTCGCCCCGACCGGTGGCGGAGAAACCAACAACCGTTTTTGCACCGTGTTTTTTCGCAAGACGGTGCTTGTACGCCTTCATGTCTTGCGCCGTGATCTTGCTGACACCAATGGGCGTGTCGCTGTCGTCAATCACGGTCGGTTCGGTGTCGTCAAGGTCATCCCAAAAAGGAACCTCGATCAGGTTTCCACCCATGTTGAAGCGGCTGGCGATATCTGGCGGTGGACCGGCCAGAATGCCAGACTGTTCAAGCATGATGATTTTTTGTGGTTTGTTTTCCGCCATATAAGGCGTGAAGACACGCGGCACCACAATGTCAGAAATGGCACTTGCAGGCATATTCTACCCTTTCGAGTGATTACAGTTGGAAGCTCTTCGGGTCACGGCCAGCGGCTTCAATGAGCTGCTTTGCGCGCGCCGGACTGGTTTCCAAAAGTTCGGATTGCTTTTGCAGGTCTGGCTTGTCCTTATCGAACGGATTTGCCCCGCCCTGGCCGCCGGTCTGGTCATTCAGACCGTCTTCCGTAAAGGCCTTGTCATAAAGGAAAGCCATGAGATTGACCGCCGTCGGGTCGGTCACTTGCTGCAGGCCTTGGTCATCGGGTTCTGTCAGAATGCCTTTTTCAGCAAACCATGACGAAACATCGATCCCTGCATCACTGAGCCCCTTCATGGCTCGATCGGCTTTGGCAACATGATTTTTGTAACCATCGCTCGAAGGGTCGCCGTGTGCCTTAACAAGCTCCCGGTGGGCATTTTCCGCCGCTTCTGCTTGTTTGGTTTCGGCTGCTGTGGTGGCTTCAGACTGCTGTCCTTGCAGTTCGGCCATTTTTCCAACCCACTTGTCATGCAGCGATTGAGCTGCCGACGGGTGCAGGCCAGCTTCCTTGAACCAGCCACCTGCCTCTTTGGCAAATTCCTGGTCATAGGAAAACGTTTCCGGAAGTCCTTCCGGCATCTTGAATTCGTAGGCCTCTGGCGTCCACGACTTCGAAACGGAACCGTAGAATTCGGCGCGCTGTTCTGGCGTGGCGTCCTGGCCAGGGGGCGACAACATCCCCTTTTGCTTCTCCTGAAGCGATCGGAAGCCGTCGAAAACAGAGCCAAAGTCCTTGAAACCCTGCTCAGTGGCAAAGGTCTTGTTGTCGTCGCTCAGTGTCGACAGGAAGTCGCCACCGCCCCCACCACCGCCAAGATTGGTGACACCACCAGCGCCGCCGCCGCCCTCAGCATCGAACACCGGCAGATTGCGGAAGCCAGGACCGGAGCCCTGAAGCATCACAGGTGCAGAACCAAGGGGCGTGCCAGGCTTTGAAGGCTTCAACATTTCAATCATTCCTCTTCAAGATCAGGGAGGGTTTCAAGCCGAGTTGCTTGCTGCAAAGCGGCGTGCTCTTCAGGCGGAATGCGGATCATGGACAGGATGCGAGCAAACATGGCCTTTCGCCCGTCCAGATACCCGCTTTGCCGCATATCAAGGTCAACCGGAGGGGCTTGGTACATGCCGCTTTCCGCGGCCAGGTCCGCCAGAACCACTTGCCCTTCCAGAGACGAAAAAACGGACCGATAGGCCCGTTCCAAAGTGTGCGCTCTATCGCGCCGTAGTGGAGATAAACGCCGGAGACTACGCCACACCATCGGCACCGCCTTCCTGCATTGCCTTCAAGAGCGGTGCCCCGTCCTTCGCCATGCGTGCCATGCTCTCACCCTGCTCAAGCTGTTGCTGTTTCTGCTCACGTTCCGCACGCTGTTGCCGTAGCCTTTCAACCTCTTCCTGAGACCGCTTGAGTTTTGCCGGGAGCCCCAGAGAACGACGTGTCAGGTCAAACTCTTCCTCGCCGTCAACCAAATCCAGAATGCTAGGATCAAATTGCGCCTTGACGCCCAGATATTCCTGGAAGCCCATGATTGCTTCAAAGTGCCCGGCTTCGCGCATCTGATCGATCGGCGCCGTCGATGTCAGCGTTACGTCATTCTGTGCAACGCTGTCAGGTGGAGCCAGGGGCGACTCAGGACCGAAGGCGCCACGACGGCCGAGAATGCCTACTTCACGCTCGAACAGGTTTTCATTGCCGGCGAGAATGTTGGTCGAGAATGGACCGATCATGTCGGCCATTTCCTTCCGTCGGGTGTTCACTTCCGTTGCCGTCCGGCCGTTGCCTTCAAGCAGCGTTTGCCACAAATCGCCATAGAGACCCGTACGAAGCTTTTCGCGCAGGTTCTCGATCTGATCATTTGCAGCGCCAGGGTTTACCGTGTCGAGCATCGGCCGGAACAACGGACGCCCCTGCTCATCGATCAGCCCCGGATTGGTTCTGCCAGGGTTTAGATCAAGCTGGCGCTCATTGCTGTGCGTGGCGATCGGCGGCCGCACCGCCTGGGAGCTTGCAATCAAGGAGTCCTTGGCCAACCGCTGAAGGCTCTTGATATCGCTCATCAGCTTTGCTTGCGGAGGCGAGCCATAAGGCGACAGGCCGTCCCGGTCCCATCTGGATATCACAAGCGGATATTCGAAATAGCCGTGCTTGCGGCAGATGTGTTTGCTGTCTTCCTCAAAGTGGATGCTCTCAAACAACGATTTCTTGTTGTCGATCGCGTCCCGGAAGCCGCCGTCTCGCATGAAACAAGCATGGACAAAGTTATGCTCGTTTGTCTTTCGCTTCGGATCCTCGGCATCAGCCTTGACCTTCTGCGAAACGTTGCCGTCGTATTCCTTCACAGCCTGCCAGGCCTTGAGGCGACGGACACGGAAGAACCCGACATCATTGCCCTGTGCATCCATGACGAGATACATCTCGTAAAGCGGCACATAGCGGTAGTGCACTGGCGTGCGCACATCCGAAAGGCTGGAGTCATTCTCCACTGGAAACAGAATGCCAGTGCCGAGCTTGACGGTTGAAACCAACCTGGACCGGTTATGCAAGGCAAAGCCTGACTTTGGAGCGTACCGGATCTTGAACAGGTGATCACGAACCAGCTCGAAGAACTCTTCATCAGCCTGCGACGCGTCCGGAGCGAACGGATCACCAAACCCGACGCCGTGCCAGTTGAAGCCTTCCGGCATAGTGAGGGCGCCAACGCCTGACACGAGCCGATCGAGCAACCACACTGGCGTCGCGTCAAATAGCTTCCTGGACCTATCCATTGCCGCGCTATGGCGCATGGCAGTGATGCCGTTCGGCTGACTGATTCCGGCGGGAGTGTCGAAAGCACGTTCCATGTCAGGAGCCGTGTAAGTCACGTAATCCCGCCAGTCGTTTTCGTACCAAAGCCGTTCAGACCTGGCCGCCTGAAGCTCTTGTTTCAGATCGTCAACTATGCTCATGCAGTTATCCCCAACGCGCAGCTTATGCTGGACGAAGCTTTGAAGTGTGCTAACCTGCGCAGCAGCAGGCAGCCACACCTTTCATTTTTGCTGAGAGGTGTGCCCATGAAAGACCTGAACCCCACGTACGTCTTCACAACGCTGGCTCTGATCGTTTTCTGTTTAATTGCAGTAATCAGTGGTCGTGACTTCAAAGTCAGCCGAGACGGCTTAGAGCTTACTCACCCACCCGTTATGCTCGACCAAGAACAGTGACACCTCTGGACGCGCTGCCAAAGTTGGAAACGCCCAAGGGACTGGTCAGTGTGGTGCGCCTTGTGTTGAACGCAGCGGCCCGCCTGCGACGGTCGTTGTTCTGCAGGCTCAAAGCAGTTCGTTGCGGTTGCGGTTCACGCGGCGGCGGCGGAGTCGGTTCCGGAGCAGGTGACTTTTTGCCACCTCCAAACAAGCACATGATGCACCTCACACGATGATAGAGGAAGAAGTTTCGACGATTCTTGGGAACCCGGACTAAAGGCTATTCAGGCACAGCGACCTTATCTTTATTCCGACGCAGCCGCATCCCACCTTCGTTGTAATTTTCGTCGGGAAGCCTGTATAACAGGTCACCATTCGGTCGAGGATGCAAATTTATCTTGAATTGGAAGCAAGATTCACCGCAGCCATCAATCCTTACCAAGTGTAGTGCAGCATATTCGCCATCGTCCTCAAACGTCGCTGCAAATTCATAGTAGACGTCCCAAAAAGAATCCCCAAGTTTGGAAACCCCGGCTTCTTCGATGCATTGGTTTTTTCGTTTTGTATCGTTTCGGTAGGTATCGGACATCGAGAGAGTGCGTTGGACATCAAGTTTCAGCTCTCCAGATCCCGTACCTTCGGCCACTGAAAAAGCCTTAAACTCAAGTAGGTATTTTGTCGTTGTATCCAAACTGCAATAATCACCAAGCTCTTTATGTTTAAGCCTCACCCCGTTCCAGACACCATTGTATTTTTCAAATGCCGCAATCAAACGCTCTTTTTTTAATGCACTTTTTTCGTTTTCAGCCTGCTCTTGCTCATTTTGCTTCGCCTTTCTGATTTCTTCTGCTATTTGCGCTTCACTTTTGCCAATACGAAAATTTAGGCCTTCATTGTCCCAGCTAAGCCCGGCCAAGTTAAAGGCGGAAAGAGCCGCAAATGCGCATACAATAAAAGCAATACTTACCCACAATATTCGATTGAAGAGCACAAGATGAAAAAGATCCCAGAAAGTTCGCCCGGCAACTGCCTGTGATTCTTTCTCTTTGCCGTTCAAGTCTTTTGGTTCGTTCTCGGTCGAAACTAAGCCTTCTGACCTCTCAATTCCATCATTCATTTGAAACCTTCGTGTCAGCAAAAATAACTATCTTGTCCCGCTTTCTTTGATCCAATTGCAGTTGCAGCGGAATGCAGATCGGGTTTTCCGATACCCTTCAAAGTTGATAATCTAATAAACATTGCACTACGACGCAATCGTAGTGGTGGTGTGCGAGATCACTGTTTTTCAAGAGCGCTTATTTGTTTATTTAAACAAAAGTTCCGTAGTTAGAGCTCGACACGCAACGTTAAATGAGTTTGCCGAAGCTTGCGGATCAAAGTTTTTCTCAGAAACCCATGCGTAGACAAAGAAATCCTCGCCATTCCGGCCATATGACCGCAACAGCCCTTCACGCTCAGCACCCAGGGACTCGACCCACCTGTGCGCTATGTCGTGTTCCGTGTATGTGATGACCTGAAGACGTCGACAATCACGTTCAACGATCGGCCGAATAATGCTCAGATGCCTTGTGATTAAAGGCACGCAGCGCTTGAAACGATCGGTTCCGAACGCCCAGGCCTGCCAATGCTCCGGATCAAACGGCGCTGCATAGCTGAAGCCATAGGCTGCGGCAGGCTGGCCGTCATACCAGACAGACCACACCATGCCGGGCACTGCGGCTTGCATCGCAGCGATACCGAGCACCCTTGTGTCCCAATTCTTCCAGAGACAGCCGATTTCAGCGAAATCCTCTTTGCGCATGTTTGCTGCAATGTAGGAGGCGTCACGCGTGCAAAGCTCTTTGATCAGAAGTCGCCCAATGGGTCGGCCATCGGTGCACTCTCCACCTTGCTTTGCTTCGCCAAGGCGCGTTTCATCACTGCACGGTCTTTCCATTCCAGCCCCATAGCGATTGCGTCCGCTTCATCCGGAGACGAGCCGACACGCTCTTTGATTTCCTCTTTGCTCTCAATGAGGATCTTGCCGCCCTTCAGCTTCCAGCGATGAGCCGTCAACTGAGCCTTGATCGCTGCCGATCGCTTGATTGCCAGACCAAGCCCGCTCTTTGGATGCAGAGCCTCACGAAGGCGCCAATAAAGCTGAGCCCTGAAGTTGTAGAATGGGATCCGGCTATCTTTGGCCGTCTCGCCTGAAGCGTTCGAAAACACGCACTTCTCAACGCGGATATCGTTTTCGCGCTCAAGAAAGCCGATCGTGTCGCCACCCCAACCGCCGGTAGCGTCAATGACCATCAGCGCATTGTCTCGACGCTCTTTGATCGCCAGGGAACCGACGGCCGCACCGTCCCGCGTGTCTTCGCCCTTGCGAATAGTGGCCTCTTCGAAGCGCACACCGTGAAGCGGCTGCAACACCGTCTTGTCTTTGCCGCCCTGTGCAACATCGATCGACAGCACATCCATTGGCTTGCCGGCATCTACACCGTCGTCATAGCGCTGAAAGGCAAGCTCCACCCAATCGGACGGAATCACCTGCCATTCGTGATCCTGGCGAGCGGCCATGAAATCACCGGTCTTGAGCGCCGTGCGCATCGGTTCCGGCATCTGGTCAAGCTGAGCGTCGTAATCCTTGCCCAGATAGGCGTTATCCTGACGCTTGGCCGGAATGAATGTCCGACTCTTTGGTGTTCTTACCTCGCCTTCAATCTCCACTGGTTCGGGCCCGTCAACCCACACAGAGCGGATTGCGTCACCGTCATCAATGAAGACAGCCCACAACAGTTGACCGGGCAGAACAGTGCCATACAGCGGGTGCAGCGGATCCAGCCAGGGCGCGAACCACTCAACCAGAAAGTCACCCTGCCCACCAAGCGGTGGGTTTGTGGCGATGATACCCCGGCAGCGCTGACCTTGCCGCGCCGTGCGCAGCCATCCGAGCACGAAGATGATCTTGCGTGGATCCATCTGCGCGCCTTCATCGAAGGCCTTCAGGTCATGGTCGCGCCCCTGCCAGTCTTCCTCAGCACCCGGCACACCCAAGTGACCAAATTCAATCAGACGCTCTTCGGGCCCAACCCACCGCGGCGGATTGCCGGCGATCTTTCCCATACCCGAGGAACGCATGAGCGTATTCATGCGCTCGATAAGGCCTTTCAGGGACTTCAAGGACTGGCGAAAGATAGCGACCTTGTGGTGCGCAAACAGCGTCAGCCCTGCAATCAGGTCAGTCTTGCCGCCACCAGCCGCACCGCCGTAAAGCGTCAGATCAGCTAACGAGAAGTACCCTTCAGCCTGCGGACCTTCCTGCGGCTTCCAGGTTTCGAACTGGTCGAGCACCCCGGCTTCATCCAACTGCTTCTGCAACGCGACACGATCGGCGGGCTTCATGCCCTCAATACGATCAACCAGCGTCTGCAGAGCCGTCATTTTCTGCGCCGTCCTCTTTGGTCAACAGTGCCATTATGCCCAAGGCAATTTCCTCAGACGTGCGCGGCTTGAGTGCTTCGATTTTCTTCGCGTCATCCGGACCGCCAAAGATGCCCCTGGCTTCAATGTCCTTGGTGTCGCGCCACCCTGCCCGGTTCTTCATGTTGAAAATCCAGGACGCAGAGCTGAACCCGGCAATTTCGCCTTTGGCGCCCTGCTTTCCGATCCGCTCCCATTCAAGCAGACCCTTCCTGGCCGCCTCTTCCAGCTTTTCGGGCGGGAAGTCTTCAGGGTGCTGCTCGGCGTAGTAACGGATTGTTTTGCGATCGGCTTCCGGGAAACTCTCGATCGAATAGCCTTCCGCTATGTGGTCACAGAAGGCCTCACATGCTGCTTTGCGCGCTTCTGGCGTTGGCCATTTCTTGTTGTACGTGTTTCCCTCTGGTGCTGGCACTTCTCAATTCTCTTTTCAGGAGATAGTGATCTTAGGTTGTGAACTGGGACAAAACAGGACAGTATATAAGGCAGCTTACTGATCTGGAAATTGTATTATGCGTTTGTTTTTATGCAAAGTAGTGTGCCTTATCGCTTTATCGTTTGATTCTTCAGCAGCACAACCTCCTCGCACCCAATCTAGCCAAATAATGGAATACGTGCACTCATCAACCGGCGTAGTCTTTTTTTTCAAGATAGACAGTGCGATGCCGCTTGAATTTGCAAAGACATTGACCCCCTTTCAGTTGAACAAAGGTAATTCTCCCGGAAGCCAAAGATACATGGCAGTCGCCGGGCCTATCGCACCAAGTAAAACATGCCAACTAGATTTTGATGGCGAAAAAATACAAGTGATACTTTATAGACAAGAGCCTCTGTCCTTATATCAAGAACGCCTTGCGTTGTTGCTACATGCATACCGTACAGCTACCCCTGTCTCAATAATATTTGGTTGCCCGGCATCGGGGAGTAACACAGATCCACCAGTGATAATAAGCATTTGGATGGGTTTAAATGAGGGTCAGTAGGCTATTTTCCCTCTCTGTTTGCCTTGTTGTTGTTTCCGCCAAGTATGCTTTCGCTTGGTATGAAGGAACTATTGATATCTACCCAAAACCTGGTCTTGTAATTATTGACGAACCTATTACATGTCTATCACCACTAAATACTATAAGTTGCTTCCAATATGAAAATACGAAAAACATTAACATAATTGACTATTTTGGTGGCACCTCAATAACTGACAGTGTCAAATCATCTCCGCAGTTGCCTATATTAGAGATAGGATATCGTGACGGTTGGCCCGGACACGCTTTTTTTGCGGTGGGCTATGAACTCAACGACGGAAACACGTATTTTTTAGAAATCGCCGGATTTTATCCAAATACTACAGGATCGATTTCTGCGTTAGCAAAAGGACTAATTCTCTCTGACCCTCAAAGTGTTATTGCTTACAAATTTCCAAATGACACTGTTTTCGATGAAACAATAAGAGTTTATTTGAAAAAAGGTGAAATAGAGAAAATAAAACAGGCAATCATTCAATGGCAGTCAAAGAAATACGATTTGATTCAAAATAATTGCGTCGATCTAGTTTATGATTTTGCGCGCATAATTGATCTGGAATTTGGAAAGCGCGATAGAATTCGAAACTTGTGGCCTAAAAACGCAATACAAGCATTTAAACGAAATTATGAAAGATCGGAGCGAGGAAAGTCTGGTCGCCCCGAATTTCCAAGTGAAATTGAAAGTGGAGAAAGTCAACCAAGTAGGTCTTCCGTTATCCCAAATATTTTGAGACCTTTTGAGATTCCACGACTTGCGCCACCTTCATATGAGCAAAGCCCACCGAGTCCTGAACCTCCTACATTTCCAGAGCTTCCATATCCTTCGCTGCCAGAGCCACCACCAGCACCGTCACAGGATCCCCCAGCACCACCGCCTCAAGAGCCTTTGCCTACTCCAAGGATTCCGTAGCGCAAATGGGTTGAAGCAGCGGATTACCAAACGTCTGCCAATGGTCTTCCAAACCTTAGAGCAATTGCGAGTTGACGATCCATATGCGTAGAACGACACCTGTGGTCTCGGATCGTCAGCCCGCATCATCGTCACTTCGGCACAAAAAAGGCCCGCTTTGCGCGAGCCGTGCAAATCAGCTATCTTGCCGAGCGTTGGCCCCCACCAACGTGACGCATGTTTCATGTCAAACAGCCCGGCGCATGTCCCTTAATCAAGAGGCCACGACCACCGGGCACAATTTCTCAACGTATCGGGATGGCGGCGGTTTTAAGCTCATTCTGTGAAAGCCGTCTAGAGCAACATTATTCCTCAAATCTCATACTAGGATGAGTTTTTTAGAAAGGTTTTCTAAAACAACCTTGTTTCTCTTGAGCACCGTTGAGCGTTCCCACCCGAATTTTTTGCAAACTTGGGTGAATTTCCCGCCCCCAGCAGCGCACATGACCTGAAATTGCAGTGCTCGGCGCGAATCCGGATCATCGATCAGAGCCCACCATGTCATTGCCTCTTCGGCTCGATCCACTTCCAACGCAGTGCAGGCCCGACGACGACGCGCGAGCTTCCGCTTGTATTCCGGCCATGCGGTAATGATCGAGCGTGGTCCATCGCCCTTCCCGATAATAGCGATAACCTCAACTGCCTCGATCAAGCGAGCCAATACCTCTTCTGCGGTATCTGGTAGCATTCATTTGCTCTCTTCTTGTTGCTTGCCACTTTCCACCCACTCCCCAATCATTTCTCTGAATTTGGGATTTTCGGCTAAGAATATCTCGAGTTCCTTTTCCGTCATTGGGACAGGGGACGCTCCGACCATTGACCACATTCCAGGCTCAGTCATAAACTTTGCAACGTCGGAGCTTGCCCAACCGTAAGCAATGTCAATTGGCTTACTGAGTAGTAACTTCTGATCGTTTTCACTAAATTTTTGGCCAGAGTGCGTCTCAACTAGCCGGATGGCCCATTCACGAGCTGGAGAAATCTGTTCGTTTTCGGATGGGTCCGCCTTCAATATTCCCAAACCAATTTCGACCATTCTGATGTCAAGTTCCCGGTCTTTTGAGAAGTATTCAATACCGGCAACTCCTAAACCGCTGCCAAGGAAGGCTGGAATAGAAGCTGCAAGAACAGTTTTCCAAATTGCAGTCATCTGCTTAGCCCTATCTCACACATTTTGCGTTATTGACATAATGGTTGCCGGAGTACTTCGGCCAGGCGCAGGCGTGGCCGGATTTCACCAATTCCATCCCTATGTCTTTTCCGTCGACAAAACACTGCGCCACAAAGCGCTCACCGGATTTCTTGCGCGATCGACCGTCGCAAGGTGTTCCCTCGCCCACGGTCCTACAGCGCACGTCTTTGCCCGCAACTAGCGCTTTGGTGAACTGCGTCGCCTCCCGGTAGCCCCTCTGGCCCTTCTCTGGCGTATCGACGCCGCATAGGCGTATCCGAACAAGCGGCCGGGAAAGCTGGAACGTGTCGCCGTCAATCACCCTGGAGACTTTGGCTGTCCACTCTTCAGCATTTGCGCCAGCGGCCAGCAGACACAGGATCACGGCAATTGTCGCTCTGAGCATTCGTTTCCTCGATAATAGGTAGTAAGGATGTCTCCGAACAAGAGTTGCACTTGATCGCGATAACACGCAACCTGTCATTGTGAATAGAGGTTGCAATTGTGGTCAGATTTCTTTTGGTTCTAGCTATGTTGGGAGCTTCAATTTCTCCAACTCAATCGCAATCAGGCTGCCATCCGAGCTATGCCCCTTGCGCACCAATTGCGAGCTATGTCAATTGCGCTGACGGACGTGGTAATGGCCTTGCTTATGTCAGAGACCCTATTCGCGTTTTTGGTCCAGTTGTGTAGTGCCTGAATAAGGAAAAGGTTAGTATCATATGCGAGCGAAAGCAGTGATCTTAAGTCCATTTTTCAAATTAACTATCTGCAAACTCAAACACATTCATGAAAAGTATGCTAAGAACTCAACTCTAATTCGTAGAAAAATTTGTTGAAATCTTTTTAAGCAACATTTAAAATTCAAAAACTGAAAATGCAATTCTATACTGATTTAATTGGATTACTTCGTTATGGATTCGAAAAACCAGAACCGAACTCGGATAGAAATTGAGCCAGATCACTCGGTAAATATTGAGGGTTTTTTTCGAATTCACCCTGTTCCGGATAAAAATTCTGAAGATCTATATGATATTGCCTGCCTCGAACTTCTCGACTACTTAAAAAAGATCGAAGAAGGCGCCAGGCCTGACAATGCCCAAACTCGATTACTACAAGAAGATTACGTTAAACAACTCCATCAAATCGCAAAGAAAATCTGTGAAAGGAATGATTCTGGGTTCAATCTCTTAGTCAAACTTGGCAAAGCAAAAGGAACCTATTTAACTCAAAGAAACGAGCATCTTAAGGCGCAGATTTTGGGTGCTGAACTCCTCCCGGAAGGCGCGCCTCGCGAGCTCAGATTAACAAAACTAGATGGAGATGCATCCGAGGGTGAGCGGAAGTTATTTCTCGAAATACAGCGAACTTATTCGGTAGTTGATATCGTTTTGTCACGACGCGAGGAAAAGAATAAGCGTCGTTTTAGTATGCGAAAACTTGAAATTGCGAAGCATGCCGAAGCCCTCAGAATTGAATATCTCCGAAGGCTCAAAGATATCGCAGATGAAGCCAAGATTCATCGAAGCACGGCCAACTACGCTCTGCAGAAATTGTCGCTTTTTCAGGAATCATTCGTGTCTCGAGAAGCCGACACTGTAAAAAATGAACACATTCGTCTATTGGGCTTAAGAGCCATTACGATTTCTATATCTATGTTGGTATTATTTATTATAGGATATACTGTAGATAATCCGTATCCAGAACTAATTAACGTCAATAAGTTGCAGTCCTTTTTGATGCTAAGTATTGGTGCATGTGCCGGTACTTGGTTGTCTTTTTCACTTCGCCGAACGATTATTGGGTTTGGTGACCTGATTCTATTAGAGCCAGATCGAGTTCACCCAACTAGTAGAATCATTTTTGTTATTATTCTTACAGTCATAGTAGGACTATTGCTCGAGCTTGAGTGGATTGGAATTTGGATTTCAGGTGCGGAAGTTTTACCTAGCAAAGGCGTAATGCAAGCTCTGTTAATCGGCGCGCTTTGTGGCGTGGCGGAACGTTCCTTGGCAGGTGTTGTTTCTGGAAAAGCCGACGAGTTTTTGGGGATAGTTGAAAACAAAGAAGTTAATCGAGAGGATAGATAATGAAGACGATTTTGTTGGCTTTAGCTTGTTTTTGTGTAACGGGAACGGCGAATGCGGAATGTTCCTTTTTCGCAGAAAATTTAGTTGGATCAGATATTTATGTCGATGTTGTAGACGAAAATGGTGATAGCATTTCCTCAAATCCAGACCTCGATTTTTTTGAAGCAGACTTCGAAGACCCAAAGCAGATCGAGTTGCATTCGTCGGAATGCGAAGGTGAACTGATATTCATCGTGTTTGATTGTTCGGCGGGAAAAACCTTCCAAACTACTTTAGATTCAGAAAGAAGAAGGTTCTCAAACCTGCCCGTTTATCTCATCGACCTGCAATCTAAGATTTCAATTGGATCGAGTAAGCTTGGTCAACTTTGCAGATGACCGCCAACGGATTACCGTTAATAGTGCTGTGGTCAATTTCTTTGAAATTGGTCAGTAAGGCTCTTGCGAGTCATACACGAGTTGGGCCTAAATCCAAGCGGCAAACAAGACTTTGCAGGCGCAACAATCCATGCCCGATAAATCGGCAGCAGGCCATTCGTCCTATGTGCAAAACAGCCGGTAGCTGCAAGCACATCGAGTGCCTTGAATGGGCGGAGAGCGGTCATTTGCTGCGAGTGCGAACGGCCCCTCGTTCGATCTCCAGACCGGACATTCAATATGCCGCCAAGCGAGTTCATACTGACGTTAGCTAGCAACCGGTCATTCGCGGAAGCAGATGGTCGCAGGCATCCTTGCGGCAGTGGAGATTGGCCCCAAAACGGTAAAGGCGTTACAGTTCGACAAAGGCTTGCCTAAAACTGAATGCGCCGACATGTTGCTTTAAAATGCAATATATACTGTGACCAAAGTTATTTTAGGTGCCTATGGGATGAATGAATTTTTTGATACTTGGCTCACCGCATCTGAAAAGACTAATCAACGCAAAACGTTGTGGCGAGCAACCGAAGCAGATACACGACGCCAAAACGCGGTTTCTGAACTTGTTGTTAGGACTCGCTCCCACTACGTCAAAGATGATGAAATCGCTACGTTCCTTGATACTCTCGGTTATGATGGAGCTGCGGAGATCATACGAACAAATTACCCTGAAGGCCCAACATGTCGTTCGGGGGATTTGGGTGAAATTCTATGTGCTGAAGTCATTGAAGAATGGTGTGATTTCGAGGTTCCGATCCGGAAACTTCGCTACAAGGATCACCGCGATCAAGCGATGCGAGGTGAAGATGTAATTGGTGTCGGAGAAACTGCAGAGGGGCAGCTTCGGTTGTTAAAGGCTGAGGCAAAAAGCGCCCAATCGCTTTCGACTGAAACGGTTCAATCTGCGCGGAACGGCCTCGAGGCGAACTTAGGTCGACCCACGTCTCACTCACTGATTTATCTTGCTCGCCGATTGCTCGAAATGGGTGGTGCGAAAGCCGAGCTGGGCAAAAGAATATTGATCGAAACGGTTAGCCAAGCAATTCCAAAGGGCCGTATTACGCATTGCCTATTTACCATCACCGGCAATCCAGCCGTCGAGATGCTAGACGATGACTTTGCAGATGCTGATGGCACTAGGGACCAATACATTATCCATGTTCAAATTCCAGACCACGCGAACTTCGTTAAACAGGTATTTGACGGAGTGAATAATCTTGCGCTCGATTGAAGAAATTGAGCAACTCCTCGAGAAGGCTCTGCAACCCGAAGCAAGAGGTAGACTGATTGCTCGCGGCGAGGCAAGGGCAATCATCCGTCGGGCTGGTGAATTGCCCTTGGACGCTCCGCAGTTCGCGGTTTCCATCGATGCGGACCTCGCCGAGCATGGCTTTGCGATACTGGACGCAGCGCTCGAATTACGCGAACTCGATAGACAGCATCCTTTGTTAAAGGGTGCGTTTCGCTCTGCTGGCTCGATTTTCGAGTCTCTTGTGAGAAACGGAAATTCGAACCGTACAGAACGCGGATTTTACCGCACGGTTGCAGCTGCAGCTTTCCATTTGGCCAGCTACGCTGCTGTTGCCTATGCTCTGTTCCCAAATTTCGACGACGCCGATTTCAATCTCAGCCCAGCGGAAAAGTCACTCATTTTCCTTATCTTGCGGGATTTTCGGAGTTTGCGTGAAATTTCAGGAGGTTGGTTGGGCGACCTCGAAAACAGCGATGCTTCCTTGGTCGAGGTGCTTTTGACTGACGGACAGGATCAAACAGACACTCTGGGTACTGCTATCACTACGGGATGTATGCGCAGTTTAGCTTACTTTGAGTTCGCCCTTCAAACTGGCGATTCTACCTTGGTCGACTTGGCTTTGGTACAATTGGACGCTGCACTTGGTTTGGCTGGTGAAACCGGTCATGTGTCACTCTGGTGGGTGGCAAGACTAGCGAGAGGTCTAATTTCCGATCTGTGGGCCAGTTCGCTTCACGTGGTTTTACCTTCCGCACCAAGCAGTGGCGTCGCTCACAATTTTGCTTCAAATCGCGAACTTTTCATCGCCTCGCTCTTTGCACAATCCAGCTCACAGGTTGAATTGTGGCCATCTCAAATCAATGCAGCGGCGAGAGCAGCTGATCCAGAGGATGACCTGGTGGTTTCTCTGCCCACCAGCGCCGGCAAAACGCGGATTGCAGAACTTGCAGCATTGACGTGCCTTTCGCAAAACAAGCGCGTGCTCATCGTAACTCCGCTGCGTGCATTGTCAGCACAGACCGAGCGCTCTTTTCGCTCGGCGTTTACACCGTTGGGATATCAAGTCTCTTCACTCTACGGAGCAAGTGGTCTGTCATCTGGTGACGCAAACGCTCTGGAAACTGACGATATCGTTGTAGCTACCCCGGAAAAACTCGATTTTGCACTCAGAAACGATCCTGAAATCATTAACGACATAGGTCTCATCGTATTGGATGAAGGGCACTTGATAGGGCCGAGCGAACGAGAGGTCAGGTACGAGATTTTGGTCCAGAGGCTTCTCCGCCGGCCCGACGCAGGTGCGCGAAGGATTGTATGCCTATCAGCTATCTTGCCGGAGGGCGAACAGCTTGATGACATGACAAAATGGATCCGATCAGACGCACCAGGTGATGCCGTACGATCAGACTGGCGACCGACCAATCAAAGATTTGGTACGCTGGAGTGGCGGAACAATCGAGGCGCGTTGCGATATGACCTTGAGGAAGACGGCCCGTTTGTTTCACAATTTCTGAGCGAGATGCCTGCTTCAGGTGGAGATCACAATCCACGACCCAGAGATATGAAAGATGTATCTTTGATGAGCGCTTGGCGGTTTGCCGCAGAAGACAAAAGAGTTCTCATATTTGTAACTCAAGCCAACTGGGTTGAAGGGTTCGCCAAACGAGCGCTTCTATTGGTAAGAAAGAAATATTTCGATCCATTGCCAGTTGATCAAGATGCGATCCAAAATGCAGTGACGATAGGGGAGGAGTGGCTTGGTTCCGATCATCCTGCTGTGGCTTGCCTTAAGATAGGTATGGCAGTTCATCACGGTGGTTTGCCAAGTCCATTCCTGCGCGAGATCGAGAAATTGCTTGCGACAGGTACAATAGAGGTCACTGCGGCTTCGCCGACGCTGGCTCAAGGCCTCAACTTAAATGCTGCTGTTCTGTTGACCCCCTACATCGTACGTTCCGGATCACCAATTTCAGGCGAAGAATTTGCGAACGTCGCCGGACGGGCAGGCCGGGCCTATGTAGATACCGAAGGCTTGATCCTACATGTGATGGAAGACAATTATGACTATCGTCGACAGCAATGGAAGTCGTTGGTTGAGCGCGCAAAGGTGCGATCACTCATAAGCGGCTTAAGCCAGATCATCGATCTAGTCGTAAAGAAGCTTATGAAGCGTGGTGTGGCAAACAATGCAAAAGGCTATGAGTTTTTAGCGAATTCGCGCGAAGATTGGTTGATTGAACCCGTTGATCCAGAAGGTATTCCGATTGATGACTTGGTCGCCCGCCTAGATGCTATTATCTTTGGTCTTATCGAAGCGCTGGATGCAGATGAAGATGCTCTCCCTGCGTTGTTGGATGAGGCGTTGAGCGGGTCTCTTTGGGACCGCAGGATGGCCGGGTTGGATCCCGGTGTGCGTCGTATGCAGCAAATTGTTTTGCAAACTCGCGCCAGATTAATCTGGTCCTCCACAACGCCGATCCAGAGAAAAGGCTTTTTTGCAATGGGGGTAGGACTCGATAGTGGTCTGCAGCTTGATTTACAATCGCCAGCACTCGAAGGCCTACTTGATCAGGCGGACATGGCGGCATTGCAAGGAAATGCAACCGAACTTCATGCTTCACTGGTTGAGTTGGCCAACCACTTGTTGACGATCAAGCCTTTCTCTCAAGAGGCGGGACAGGATCTGCCAGTTGGCTGGCAAAATGTACTCTTGCAATGGCTGTTGGGAAATCCAATCTCAGAAATTGGAGGCGAACATACTAAGCTGATTGAGGACGCCTTTGTCTATCGGTTGGTTTGGGCCATTGAAGCCGTTCGAACACGAAGAATAGCTCATGGGTGGGACGGAGGCGATGTCGCGTATTCAGGAATGGCAGCGTCTTGTCTCGATACTGGCTTGCCAGACTACAGAATGGCAATGCTGGTTCGCGCAGGCTTGCCATCCAGAGCTGCGTCTAAACAGGTCGTTACAGAGTTAGATCCAAAGTTCTTAGAAAGAAGCGAACTGCGCACTTGGCTCAATTCTTCGGTCGTAGAAGAGCGAAGCCAGCATGCGGGCTGGCCCTCGCCCGAAACATCCAACCTTTGGAGACAATTTCGGGAAGTGATTACGCGACAAAATGAGGGTCGTTGGTCAAAACGTATTCAGACCGGAAAATTTGATCTTAGCGGACATGCCGCTGGGGTCTTTCGAGTTCACCAATCGGAGGACGGAAACAGTAAAATACTGACTGCAGACTTCCGCGAAATAACAAGCTTTACGAATGTTCTGCAACGGCCGCATCCAGGAATTCAGTACTGCCGTAGAACGCAAAATGACCAGCTGGAATTTGTTACAATTGGCCCAGAGTAGCTCTTATTGATTGAAGAAATTTCACCGCGCCAAGTGATTAGAATCACGCATGTTTCGGACGGTAAACAAAAAACACCATAGGTAGGCCTCACCTCAAGGTTTGTGCGCCGACTTCCGGTCAGCGCGTGTGATCGGCATGAGCCACTTGAACGGCAGTCCCCCGAGAATTTTTCAAAACGAACCAAAGTCGGTTTTCGGGAGCGCAAAGCAGCAATCTTCCGACATGTGAATGTCGGGTTTGGGCCGGAAGCGCCAACGTGAGCACTATCGGCAAATTTCGGCTTAGCACTGTTGCTCACCAAAGGCCGCCTGTGAGCCAGAGCCTCCGCTGAAAAATCATCGCCCTCGCTAGGCACTAAGCCGCGTTTCACCGCAACACTTACGAATGTCGGCATTGCCCATTCGCCTCAGGTCTGCCTCTGATCAAGCAGCCTCCTTCGCCTCTTGTTGTACTATCAGCCGGTTGATTTCATACGATAGCAGAACTGCCGTGGTGACAGTTGGAGCCGAGGCGTTTGCCTGTTTGGCGCTCTTCAGCAACTCATCCAGGTCGATCCGGTCGAACAGGTCCAGAAAGTCCGCTCGCTTCAAAAGATCCGGCTTGTTCAACACCAACCGCGACACAGCCGTGAAGCACGGCGCCATCCAATTCCCACGGTTCTTCGTCGTGTTGATCAGCCCGAACACAAGCCGCAAGTGTTCTGGCCCCTGCTTCTTCAGGATCGTCTGGCATGTCCGCCGGGCGCGGCTTTGATTCCGCCCGCGCGGTTTAATTGTGTGGTCAACGAAGTGAACGCCGAACTCGGCGGCGATGCGGTCTACGTATCCTCCGGAAGCCATCAGGAACCTACTTTCTGAAGCGATGCGAAGGCTGATTCTGCTCTGTCTTTTGCATTCAGGGGTTTGGCCACTGTCGCCTGTGCCGCCTGCCCTCGCGCGGGCTTCTTATGGAGCCGCACGATCTTGCTCAGGACGCGGTTTTCCAGGGTCAGCAGCCAGTTTCTCGCACACTGCAGGCGCAACTCATCTTCAATCGTCGCATTAGGCCTGGCTGCCACTCTCTGACGGATTTCAACCAGCCTCTGGGCCTCTTCAATCTGCTCTTTCAGATGATCCATTGTCATTGCCCATTTCTTGTTTTTGTTTTGTTCTGACAGCGGTTTAGGCCTGTCCGATTGACTTCCAGAATGCGATGGTCTGGCTTATCCGATCTTCCATGTCCGGCGCGTAACAGATGAAGGGCAGACCCAAATCTTGGAACCCTTTCCGCCTCTGCTGGTGGAGTTTCAAAACCGCGTCATATTTCACCGGGTCTTTGGCCTTGAACACGATCCGCGGGCCGCAGACGCCGAAGTCCAACAGCCGCCGCTGGAACTCCGCTGCTTCGTCGATCAGCTCTTGCAGGAACTCGTGAACCTCTGCGATGGCCGGGGCAAACTTGCAGCCCTTCGGAATGCCGTTGACCGGGCAAGCGGCGATCATCCCGGCTTCAACCGGATAGCTCTGGAATACCGCAGACATGCCGGCCGCGAATGTTTTCGGGTCGTGCAGATCCGAAGCCCGGTAGAGCCCGATCAATCCCCGTGCCATCGACGAAGCCTGTTCAGCCATCGGCCTACCCTCGCCCTTCAGAGCTGCCGAAAAAGCTCTCAAGGTCAAGAACTGGTCCGGCGTGGGCGGAACCATCGTCGCCCCAAGGCTGCGGGCCGTCCTCAGCAGCAAGGATCTCCCGCTGCAGCTCGTCAAAAGCGTTTGCAAGCTTTTCGCCGTTTGATCGATGACCCATCGGTCGGCCACGACCTGAGGGCTTTCGCTCCGCTGCATTGCGGCACCAGTTGCGCCATGTCGCATCCCAATCGAGCTTGGAAGCTTTGCCTCCAGTTGCTGAAATCCAGTAGTCCCGGAATTTGTTGGCCTCATGCCGCACCTCGTCCGTTGTCAGGCCGCAAGCCTGAGCGTCTTGGATGTTTCGATTTGATAGGGTCCAGTCAGGGGGAAGCCGAGTTCCCCTTTTTTGGGAACCTTTAGGTTCCTTTTTTATGTCTGGTTCTGGTTTAACGCGCGTTAGTTCAGCGGTCGCTTTTGTTAAGATGTTGTTTTTATTGACTTTGGAGCCGTTTTCGCGGTTTTTATCCTGAAGTTTCGACAGAGTTTCGAGCTGTTTTAGCGCGCGATAATTCGTCAGAAACTCGCCTAAAACGACAATTTTATCAGCCGCAATCAGCTTCTCGCGGATGCTCTTCCACTTGCGAATTGAGCAGCCGAGAAGCCCGGAAATGTATCTTGCATCATCTCGCAGATTGCCGCCCTGCATATAGATCAGGTCCAGTATCACCCTGTAGGTGCACTTGACCTCGAACTCCATGCCAATAGTGCCTTCGATGAAGTCACGCGGATAGGCTTTGTAATAGGGAAGTCCGTTCACCCCACGACTCCACTACTCAACTGACGCGTGCTATTAGCTTCGGTATGAAAAAGCCTGCTGTTTGGCTCGCAGTCGGAGCCACCATCCCGATATTTTTGATCGTTGCCTGGATGATCCTGGATAGTGCTTGCGGGGAGCTCAATGACCTCGCCCGGCTTAATGCTTGTCGCTATGGTTGGATTGGGGCACTCAGCGGGTGGGCCGCAGCGACTGGTGCTTTGACTGCTGCAATTTGGGCCTATAAAGGCTTGAGAGACCAAATGACGCTGCAAGCGCTGCAGCATCGAACTATTGTGCTTGAAAACAAAATGCGCCTCGCAACTCAGCAGTGGCAGGGCATTTCCAAAGCAATCAAGTCTTTTGATTATCTTGCAGCGCGCGCGGAAGAAGCGAACCTTGAAGATAAGCAAAGCAGCTTTATTGACTTCGTTCGAGACATTGAAGCCGAGGAAATAATAACACGATTGAAGGAAAGCGTTGCGCAGGTCCGCAGTGAACATTCTGCCACCGCAAAGCTCGCGCTTGGAACTGCAGAAAGTCTCTTGGCATCTGCCGGACAATTGAGGCGAGATGACTTTAGAACTCAATGTATTGGCTTCAAAACTCTTAGACACGTCCTGACAGTGCATGCTCAAGGACTCCACAAAGAACGCGTTGATCTTGAGACCGATTTGAAAAAAATCAACGAACGCATTTCGGGATATGAGCAGCTCTAAAGACTTTGGACTTCTCAAAAGCATCCAAGGAGCTTCCGACCTACTGAATTTCATCCCTCCACCCTCTCCCCACGAAGGATCACGAGCGTTCGGGAAGCCTGATCCAGCAGCCCCTCAAGCCGCTTGATGCATTCCTCCTGCTCTTCTGCGGTCAGCTTTCCATCAGCATAGGCATCCATGACCGAGCCTGTGGCCTCGCCGAAGGATTTCATCAGGTCTGATAGAGATGAAAGAGTGCTGGTGTCTCCCCGGCAGGCGGCCCTGCGGACCAGATCGAACCCCGCCATGTCGGCCAGAACTTTCGTGACCGGCGGAACCCGGCCACTCTCGACGGCATCGGCTTCAAGCTCCGCAATTGCCTTGACTGGTAGAAAGCGGCGGTCCTGGCCTTCAATCGTGGTGCAGCGCTGGATCTGGTAGGCCTGCTTATATCCGGTGATCTCAAGCGCCCTCACCGACCCTCCTGCCAGTTTCACAAGGTCCTTGCTGGCAAGCGACAGGCGGTCGTATTCTTCGCGGCTCAGATAGTCCATGGTTCTGTTATTCCATCCTTACAACCGTGAAGGTCTTGTCTGAAGTTGCTAAATCCGGGGCATGGATGAGAAACAAACACCCCGATGCGTCAGGCTTGTTGCCTCTGGAACCCGGCACGCTGACTCCCTTGCGGAGAGATTGCGTAAGCGCCGGATCAGATTGGTTTGGAGCCGCGAAAAGATACCTTGCGGCTCCGATCGCTCACCCGATCAAAAGGAGAGCGGAAATGAATTTGCGCCGTTTTAGGCAGCTTCGGCTGCCGGCAAATGCATCTGCACAAGGGCGTCATAACTCACACCTTCAATGTCCACGGCGATACTGGCCCGAACAACTGCGGGCCAGAACTTCACTGGGATGGAATTGCGCCGACGCATTTGCCTGGCGGCCTCGTAGCCACAACCCACGCTTTCGGAGAAATTCACGATCGTTCCGAAGGCATCGAACAGAGCTTCAATTGTTTTAGGTGCCTCAGTCATGAAAGAAGCGTACATTTCGTACGAAAAAATTGCAAGTAAAAATCGTACACAACGAACGGCACTTTCGTGCGATGCAGGTTTTATGAAACCAAAAGACCGATTGGCCGCCGCGAGAGAGAAGGCCGGGTTTGACTCCCCGACTGCCGCCGCGCGCGTAAATCGAACGATAAACGTAAATACGATCATCAGCAACGAGAACGGTAACCGACCGATTTCAAAGAAGATGGCGCAGGTATATGCAGAGGCGTTTGAAGTTTCTGCAGGCTGGCTTCTTTACGGCGATGGCGGCGAAACGTCCGGAAAGCCCAACACACCACGACGCCCAGCGCTTAAGATTTCCGGAGAAGTCGCGGCCGGTCATTGGCTGGAAAGCAACCTGTTTGAAACCGAGCGCACCGAGAAATCGAATGTTGCCGGCGGCGATGCCCGCTATCAGCCTGGCATGCAATACCTGTTGCGGGTCAATGGTGAGAGCTTAAACCAAGTTGCCCGGGACGGTGATCTGATCCTTTGCCTGGACTATGCCGAAGCTGGAATTGAGCTGAAATCGGGTGATTTGGTGGTTGTCGAAAGGTCTCGTGACGGCGGCCTTACGCTAGAGCGGACAGCAAAGCGGATTATTCGACACAATGGGGAAATCGAGCTGCGACCAGAAAGCAGCGACCCACGTTTTCAAGAGCCAGTTATTTACGATGAACACAGCGAGGAAGCCACGGAAGTGCGTGTAATTGCGAAGATTTTGAAGGTCATTCGCGAGGTGTCGTAAATCCGTGGCGACGAGCCATGGACCAAGCAACTTATTATGCATTGATTTTAGCCGCGGCCGTTGGCGCAGTGTGTGTTTTTGTGGTTATTCAGCGGCGCAACGATAGAGAAACCGGCGAGTTATCAAACGATGCTCTGACCGAAGTCACCGCCCTTGTCAAACACATGGGTTACGATCTTACCCCATTCGGGGTTGGCGTTGCGCTCGCCTCTCTTGCAAGTGGATATTCGCGCGCGGAAACAGCATCGCATTTAACTGTCGTTTCATTCGCACGAGACGTTAAAGACGCCGAAGCAGAAGCCGTACTCACACAGTTACCTTTTGTCGGAGCGGCAATAATTGAGGTCCTTGGTAAGCTTTATGAGGAAGGCGACTTCAGGCGCGATCTTTGGGAAAATGACGCCAAAGCGATCGCTCAAATGATGCTGAACAAGACTGGAAGAGACGAATTGATCGAGAAAGTTTTGAGCGACGAAATGTCATTGAGGGGAGTCTTTGCAACAAGCCGACTCTTTCCTAAAAACGAAGCCTTTTGATCTATCCCTTACTCTCTCCCCTTAGTTACAGATCTTGTTTCTGTCGAATGGTGGGGGAAGGGCTCCAAGCCATAGCCCCCCTCCCCCCCCCGGGAAACCCAGAAGGCGGGAAGACCATGGCTTGTGTCTGTCGACCGGAGCCGGGAACGGGACACATACGCCAGGACGCCTTTCGGCTAATCCGTCCTCTGTTTCCGGCAGCACCGTAGGACTTGCGACCCCCGCGCCCGTGGCCCAACAAACCGGTAGGGAAATGCACCCCGTCACCACTAAGCGCGGAACCTAAATCAAACTTTTCTTAGCATTAAATTTAAAAATCGTACGTTTTGTACTTGATCTTATTTCGTACATTTTGTACGACTCTTTCATCGAAGACGGCATTTCACCAGATCTTCCGCCGGTTTTGAAAGGGCTTATTCAAATGTCGCTGAACAATGATTTCCAGTTTTACACAGTGGTTTGCGACCTTGACGGGCATTACACGCCGGAGCGTCCGCTTTCCGAAATGACTTTTGACAAAATCGTTTCTGACATCGCAGACGGCCAGCTTGAGCGCGTTGTTTCGGTATTCGAGTTCAACCCCGCCGAGGGTTGGAGCAACGACGTTACCGCCGACGTGATGGCCGCGGCTATTCCTGAACAGGAAGAGGAAGACTTCAGCGACTACAGCGCAGATCGCATCACTGCCGATCTGGCCGGTGTTCAAACACGGGTGGCGGCATGAACCGCCTCCCTCTTCCGCCGCAACATCGCGGCGTAACTTCCCGGCTTGAAGAGTTTGTTTTCAAAACCTCTGGCCGGGCTTTATTGGGCGCGCTTGTGGCTCTTGCTTTGGCAGTTTTGAGCCACTTCCGCCACTTCTAGCAACGGGATTTCCTCCCCTCGTTGCGACCTCCTCCGGTTGGATTGTGCGGCGCCAGCCGGGGGCAAAAACAAAAACAGTCGAAGCCATTGACCTCCCCAAACTTGGCCGGTTCGTCCGGCCCCTTTTTCAAGCCGTTGATGGCGGTTTCAACAAGGCAAAGCAGGAAGCTGTTCAATGACCCAGGCTATCCAATGGAACGGCAAGACGATCACGGAACCGGGCATCTACACCGGCATTTCGCTTGAGGACTACCACAACAAACTTGATTTGCTGGACGGCCCGAGCGTTTCCAAATCTGCGCTTAAGCACCTGTTTCCGTCACTGAAGGGAAGCCCCAAGCAGTTCTGGCACCTTTGGAAGCACAATCCGAACCACATCACGCTCAAGCCGACGAAGGCGCTCAATATGGGCCGGGCCGTTCATTCTCTCATGCTGAATGATGAGGTCTTTGCGGACAACTTTTCAGTTCAGCCGGAGACTTATGAGGACATCAAGACCGGCGCAGAAAAGCCGTGGAGCAACAACGCCAAGGTTTGCAAAGCATGGACCGAGGCGCAGGAAGCGGCCTGCAAGGCCGTTGTCACGCTTGAGCAGATCGAAAAGATCAAACGGATGGTAGAAGATGCCTCCCGCGATCCCATGGTGCAGCATGGCATTCTGAACGGCTCTGTTGAGCGTTCGATGTTCTTCAAGGATGCCAAGACCGGTCTTTGGTTCAAATCCCGCCCGGACAATGTGGCGATAGACGGTTTTTACGCGGACCTCAAAACAACCTCTTCAATGGATGAGCGGTTCATCCGCCGTCAGATCAAGGACAATGGCTATTTCGTTCAGGGCGGCGGCGTAAGGCGCGCGGCCCGTGAGCTCGGCCTGCCCTTTGACAGCTTCTGGAATGTCTACGTCTCCACCGGCGACACACCGGACACGCAGTCCGTCGAACTGGCCCCGGAAGATCTGGAGCTTGGCGAAGCTGTCATTCGCAAAGGCCTCGACACGATTGCCGAGTGCATGGCGTCCGGCTTCTGGCCGGGAGCCCGTCCCCATGAGGCCCGCCCCGTCCGCATTGGCGATTGGGACCGGGAAGCCATTGAGCAAGACCTTCAAACCCCGCAACTGGAGCAAGCCGCATGAGCCAGACTTCACAGCTACAGCAATACAGCACATCCGCCGCGCAGGTCGGCATTGCGTCCGACCAGGGCGCGAAGATCGCCCCGCGGAACCTTTCCGAGGTTGTCCGGTTCGCCGAGGTCATGTGCCGGGCTGACATCGCCCTGCCGAAGCATCTTCGCGGCAATGCCGGGGCCTGCATGGCCGTCGCTCTTCAGGCCATGGAGTGGGACATGTCGCCCTTTGCGGTCGCCTCAAAGTCCTATGCGATAAACGGGCAGATTGCCTATGAGGCTCAGCTCATTGCCGCCGTGGTCAACACACGCTCCGGCATTCAGGGCCGCTTGCGCTATGCCTTCGAAGGTGAAGGCAACAAGCTCACCTGCACCGTGTCCGGAACACTGGACGGGGAAGAGTACAGCTATCAGTCACCCCCGGCCGGCGCGATCACTATCAAGAACTCTCCCCTGTGGAAGACAGACCCACACCAGCAGCTTGGCTACTACTCCGCCCGCGCATGGGCGCGCAGATACACCCCCGAGGTTCTGCTTGGGGTCTATGACCGGGAAGAGGTTCAGAGCTTTCAGGGGGCTGATAACGCGCTGGATGTCACCCCGAGCGGGGCGGAGCGCCTTGCAGCCAAACGCGCTGAGCTGGCTGATCAGCAGGAGACAGAGCAACAGTCTGCCGAGCCGGAGGAAGGCTTCAATCTGGATTTGGTGGAATGGGTCGCCTCAGAAGCAGCCAAGGACAGCGACGGCCCGGAGAACAAATCATGAATCGCGACATCGTTCTGTGCCCCGGCACCAAACGCTCCCGGCCCATTGTGATCAAGACCGAGACAAGAACGGCTCTCGACCACCGCTGCAAAAAGGCCTCGTGGAAAAACCGTCAAGGCGGACAGCAAGTCAAAATCACCCTGCCCCGCATCGATGCATTGAAGAGAAAGCAAGGCTGATGGCGTTCCAGTTCATCAATCCCCACGCCCAGACAGCATTCACGCTGGACCCGAGTGGCAAGACCCACAAGCGGATCAAGGACGAAGCGCATCTGGCCTTCATCCGGCGACTGCCGAGCCTGATATCAGGCATTGAGGGATGCGAGGCCTGCCACGTCCGCTACGGCGATCCGCGCCACCGCAAGCCGAGAACAGGCAAAGGGGTGAAGCCGGATGATGCCTGGACGGTTCCCCTGTCACCAGACGAACACCGCAGCCAGCACGCCACCAATGAGCAAGCCTTCTGGAACGCCATAGGCATCGATCCGCTTGAAGTCGCCGTTCAGCTCTATGCCGTCTCCGGAGACATCGAGGCGGGGCGGGAAATCGTTCGTAAGGCGCGCACCAGCACCAACATCGTCGGTGTGCACGTATGACAGCGCTCTTGAAAATTGACGCAATGCAGGAGGCGGTTTGATGGCCCTACCGGATAATTGGGACGAAGACACTCCAATCACGCTTGCAGAGGCCTGCAAGGTGCTGTTTCGCGGAGCCATCAAGCCCGCAACTTTAAGGGCTGAGGCAGAGCGTGGAAAACTTATGCTGGAAAAAATCGGCCGCTCGTATTTCACTACACCTAAAGCAATTCGCGAAATGAGAGAGCAATGCCGCGTCCAAGAAAAGCCCCAAGGCTCTGGTTCCGAAAAGAAAGAGACGGCTCCGGTCAATGGCTCATCCTCGACGGATCAAAGCAAGTTCGCACAGGCTGCGCTCATGAAGACCCTGCAGGGGCTGAACAGCAGCTCCAAGCCTACCTCGCGCAAAAATACCAGCCAACCAACAGCCTCGATCCTCGAACTATCCCAGTCGCGGACGCGCTGAACTTTTACGCCACTCACCATATTCCGACTTTGGCCAACCCCAAAAACGAGGGCTACATTCTGAAAGCCCTTGTTCCGTTTTGGGGGGAGCTCTTTCTAAGCGATGTCGCCCGCTCGAACAGCAAGCGATACGCAACCGAGCGGTTCGCGACAGGCGTAAAGCCCGGAACTGTCCGCCGCGAACTCAAGGCACTACAAAGCGCAATCAACATGTACGTTGAAGACCGGGAAGTGCCGTTCGTCTGTAGGCTGGAGTTTCCACGTGCCGGCGAATCCCGCCTGCGTTGGTTGACCAGATCAGAGGCGGCCGCGTTCATTCATGCTGCAAGGCGCAGAGGCAATCACCACATAGCGCGCATAATTCTGATCGGGATCTACACTGGCACCAGAATTGACGCGATCAAGCGCATGCAATGGTATCCAAATCCGGCAAGCGGACATTTCGACTTGAAGCAAGGTGTGATGTATCGGAAGGGATGGGAAGAAAGCAGCACTACAAAGCGCCGCCCAAGCGTTCACATCCCCGAACGACTATTGCCGCATCTTAAACGCTGGAAGAAGCTCGACAGCAATCTGCCTTGGGTAATCCACTATGACGGCGGGTCTGTGACCTCAGTCAAACGTGCTTGGCGGAGGAGCCGAGAAGATGCAGGCCTCAATGCCGACGTGATCCCTCACACGATGCGCCACACGGCCGCAAGCTGGGGCATCCAGAACGTGGAAACGACGCAGGAACTTCAAGCCTTGGCTGACTTTCTCGGGATGTCGTTGAAGATGCTGCTTGAGGTCTACGGGCATTTGAACCCGGTTCACCAGAAATCCGCATCATCTGCCATCAGTCGGCGACCGGGCGCAATATAA